ATGGTTCGAATGTGGATTGTGGTCGGCGATCCGACCAGCAGCGGCGGCCGTGTCGTCACCGGATCGCCTTACACGGATATCGAGGGCGCACCCGTCGCTCGGGTGGGCGATAAGGCCGTCTGCCCGCTGCACAAAGGCGCGTTTCCGATTGTGGATGGCCACCCCACGATCGACATCGACGGCCAGCCGGTCGCGCTGGATGGCTCCAGGCTCGCGTGCGGCTGCAGCGTCACCACCCAGCGGCAATCCCGCACTTATGTGGACCAGGGCGGCGGCGCGGCCGCGGAATCGCCTGCGCCAGCCTCAGTCCCGCTGTTCGCACCGCTGCTGGCCGACAAGCCCCCGGTCTGCCTTGAATGCTTACTGTCCGGCGCGGCGACCGGCGCGCCGCTCCTGGGCCGCGCATGACCACCTGGTATCAGTTCGCGCTGATCGACTGCGCCGGCGGCCCGGACAGGATGGCCACGCTGCAATACCACGCCGCGAAGGACGGCCTGCAGCATCGATCGCTCTTCGATCGTCAGCCAGAGGCCGAGCATGCCGCGGCTGCGCCCTGGCTGCTGGCACTGCCGCACGGTGCGATCAGGCCGACGCTGGATCCCTGGCTGGCGCAGTTGGGACGAAGTGATACCGGGCTGACGCGCCTGGCTTCGGAGGCACCCTTCGACGCCTTGTTCGACCATCTGGAGGCCCAGCTCGACATCGCGCTGCCTGACGGCACCCTCGCCCTGATGCGGTTCTTCGACCCACGCGCCTGGCTGCGGTACGCCGGCGTGCTCACCGTCGACCAGCAACTGCAGTTGCTCGGTCCGGCGCTTGAATGGCAGATCACGCTGCATGGCCAGGAATGGACCCTGGCACGCGCGGACCTGCGGCGCCTACAGGAGGGAGCCGAGCGTGCTGCAGCTGACGCCTGAGCAGTACGCAAAGCTGTGCCTGCCTGATCCGGGTGCCTTCCTGCCGCGCCTGGCCGCCGAGGTCCGACGCGACTACCCAAAGCAGGTGGCCAAGCACGATGACGTGGCGCTGCTCGCACTGGTGCGGAGCAGCTACGACCACGCCGTCCACGTGCTGCACATCACCCACCTTCCGACGCTTGTTCGCTGGGTGAAAGCCGACGTCGCATGGGCGCCGGGCCTGCGCAACCAGGCGATCACCGGCGTATGGTTTGCGGAAACGGACAACCCCAACGTGACGGCTGCCGACTTGCTGTGCATGCTCTCTTCCGATCTTGGACAATGAAGGAAAACACCAATGGTTGCTGTACCCGTTCCGATTCCGCCGCCACCCGTTGTCCGGCCAGCGTGGGATCCAACCCAGGCGGACCCTTACGGCGGCCCTACGGTCGGCCAGGTCTGGAATAAGGTGAAAGAAGCGGCCGGCGTCAACACCGACAGCAAGGCGGAGCCGCGCGTGCGGGCGCAAGACACGGACTGCTCGCAGACCAGAAACCAGAACGAATGCAATCAGTGCAAGCTGGCGCAGGGCATGCCGACGCCGGCGAACTACACCATCCCGGCCAAGCAGTACGGCGACTTCGATTACCAACTCCGCATCGCGAACATGCGTGCGGCGCCGGAGCATTTCGACTACACCTATGGCGGCACGAATCTGGATCGCGCCCGGGCAAAATTGTTGGGTGGCAAGAATGAGATCACGGTGATCGAGTGGCTTCACGGCCCAATTCGTTTTGACGGCTTCTGGCGTCCCTCCTGCACTGCGGTCGAGGCGAAGGCGCACTACAAGCAGTTCATCGACGCGGGAACAGGGGAGTTGCGGCCCTGGGCGATGGTCAAAGCACCCAGCATCTTTGACTCCTGGCTAAGGCAGGTCGTGAACCAAAAAGCCTACGTCGATACACTCGGCAGTCCTGCGAATCTCGAATGGCACTTCCTCGAATTCGTTAGTTTTCGCGCTGCGCGTACACTTTTCGGCCCCCTCGGCAGCGTCTGCCGCCACACACCGTGAGCCAAATGAGCGACATGATTCGCGCTTTCATCGACGCATCGATACCAGCTGGCACGCCCGATGTCGAAGCCGCCTACGATCAACTGGCCATGCTGGTTGCGCAGCTCGCCCTGGTGCATCCCGCTCTCGCCGGATGGGTCGAGCACCCACGTGCGGGTGACGCAGGCCCAATGCCATTCTCTGACCGGGCCGGGTACATCGAGCGTGTCAGCCGATACGCTGCCCAGGACAAAGTGCAATATCCGCACACGCCGAACGCGGGCGTGATCGAGGCCAACTTAACTACCGCGGTGACCGAAAGCGATTGGCTAACGCCAGGGAGAGCGTCGATCAAGTACATGCCTGCGCTTGGGCGCATGACGCTGCAGATCTACGAACCCACCAAGGCTTTCGCCGCCGGCGACACGCCACGCATCGTCCGGCAGTGCGTTGCAGCGCTGGGTGCGGCACTGCCAGCGACATTTATCGCCACCGACGCGCACGCACGTATGCAGAACGGCGAGGAGGGCTTCGAGACCTATGCGTTCGACCATCAGCTGTTCCCGCATCGCCGCTGGCTCGGTTGGATGGGCTTCGTACCGCACCTTGTCGAGCCGCGCCACATCCCAGAGGCCGCTGCACTGATTCCGGTTGGGCGCAAGGGAACTGTCATCGTCGCTGTGGATGAGTGCTTCGATTTACATAACCCCGCCCACCTGAAACGCGCGCACGAAGTCGAGGCACGCATGGCGCATCTCGGCCTGCTCGAGGTCACGGATACTTCCTTGCTCGGCTAGCTCTGTCACCGTTCCTTCCAGCCGCCCCGGTAGATTTGCGCCATGGCGCTTCCTGACGGCTATGCGTAGCGAGAATGGACCGACGACGGCCTGGCGCTCACGCTGGGCGGCCGCAACATCGGCCTGGTCTTCCAACTCGCAAACAGCCACTGCCGGGTCCAACGCAACGTCAGCACCACGCATACGGTAATTACCTTCCTGCCGGACCAGGTCCGCTCGATCGCATTTCTGGAGGCGTGGGCAATTCGCTGGGACGAGCGGATCCGCGAGCAGTACAGCCGCCTCAATCCTCAGCTCGACACGCCGCCGGCGCCTGTGCCCCACGATTCATACCCGGACGTGCCCGTTCCAAAGCGCCGCCGGCGACGGTAGCGCGTCCTCTCTCATCCCACCCCGACTCTGGCCAAGCGACCAGCTGCGCGCGCGTGCGCCAATGACACGTCGACGTCGACGGCGGCGCCATGCGCCGGAAGCCCGCCTGCAGCAGCGGCCAACCACCGACGTGGCCAAGTGCCAGTGAGAACGAGCGCGGGAGAGAACAGGCCCAATGCCCCCATCTAATGCCGATTTTTCGGATGACCATCGGAGACAGGTAATTTAGGTAATCTGCCCATACGAAGGGAAATTTCTATAGCAATTTCAAATACATACAATAATTTATTAAAGGTAATTTCGGGGTAATGTGGAGGTAATGGGATTACTTTTGCGGAGGTAATCTGATCATGTAAAAAATTCCTTGTAAATCAATGACATTACCTTTTCAGACTCGGCGGATTACCTGAAATTACCACAGGAGGTAACTTAGTAATTTCTCTTTATAATCAATTACTTGATGCAACATCCGCCCCCGGAATGACCTGATTACCTCATTCCGATGGTCATCTGGAAATTCTGGCTATCGGGCCGGCAGCCGCCATGGCCCCGTGGGAGGCGTTACAGAGGGGCCACCCGCGCAGGGATCCGCAGGGGCCGGGAACCCAAGAAAACCGCCCGGAGCGACAGCAGCGGCGCGCCCGGTCGAGGCTGCAGGGGCGCAGAAAAACCGGCGCATGAAGACCGCAGGCGTGGCGGGGCGACGACTGCGCGCGCCAAGCCCCGCGTCGTGTCGCCACTCTCGTGCCCAGGGCTGCGCCCCCCCCCCCGCTCCCCTCTTCAGGGCGCCGACGCGTCCGACGCGGCGTCGCGAAGGGGCGTCATCGGGTTAACTGGAATGGCGACAGGGCAGACGGCCACCCGCTCCAAGTGCGAGACTAGGTTCTTCGGGTCTACAGGGGTAGCAAGATGAGTGAAGGTTTGGCTATGGCCGTATTGGCGGCTGGGGCGTCGCTGGTCGGCGTGCTAATCGGCGCGATCATCCCCGCCGTTGTAACGGCGAGGATCGCCTCTCGGCACCGAAAAGACGACACGGGTTATTTAGCCGTGACAGTGTCGGCCGCCTTGGAGACATATGTGGGCGGCTGCATCGACGTGATGTTCGATAGTGGGGAGTTGGACCCGGAACGCGGGGAGTACTGCCCGCGCGTCAGCAGCCCTGTCTTGGAGCTGAGGTCACTCGACGTCAACTGGCGTTCCGTACCTGTGAGCCTGCTCGACCGCATCTTCGCAATTCCGAACGCCCAGCAGAGCATTAACGACAAAATTTCCTGGGAGACCGAGCATATGGAGTACCCGATTTTGCTTAGGCAGGTCGAGTATGGTTCGCTTGCCGAGAAGGCTCTCACTGTGTTGATAGCTGTACGCGGAAAGGCCTCGCTTCCTGAGATCCCAGAAGGAAGACCAGACTATGCAGCCATGATCCGGGAGCATCTTCCGCCCCTCATGGAAAAGCAGGCGGCGGCTGAGGCCAGTCAACTCGCTTGGACTAGGAATTTCGAGACGGTCACGGCAATCGCTGCGGGAAGCTCAACAGAGCAACCGGGTTGAATCAAAAGAACTGGCTCACGTGCCCTTGCAGAAAGCTCCCACGGAAAAGCCGCCCCGTGGGGCGGCTCGCAGGTTAATTTCATCGATAACCGTAGTAACCGAAGCGCGATTTACTCCGGCGGTATGGACGAATCACTCCGTGGCAGCACGTACGAAGTGATGTACTCGCCGTTGGATCCGTAGACCACGACGATAATCTTTTTGGAATCCTGGTAAACCACGGTAGCGCTGCAAGGACAGCTCGCGGCGGCGGTGACCATGCCGAGCGGGCGGTCCTTATCGTCGTTGACGGCGATCAGCTGCTCTTCGGCGGCTGAGCCGATCGGCAAGCGCGATTGGGCGCCCGGTGTCACGGTGATCACAGTGATCACATCATCTTTTAGCGAGTTGATCTGCACGAACTTCAGACCGGCCTGATCGAACGTATAGACCTTGAACAGCGGCGATAGGCTGACGTTCTTCTTGCCGACCGGGATCCGGTCGCCCATGCCTCGGATGACATCAGAGGACTTGAGTTGTTGGCCGGGTGCTGCAACAGCTCCCGCCGCGATCAGCGCGGTGGTCAGGATCGTAATTTTCAACAATGCACGCATATCCACTCCTTGGTTATTGTATTAGTGACTAGCCGTAGCCGCGAGCCGCGAGCCGCGGGCGACGCGCTCGCTTACGACGATAACTACGCTACTGCCATGCTGGATTCCTCCGCAATGGCGCCGTGCGAAATGTCTACCCAGCGCTCCGGAGCCTCAGCGCCTAACCAGTTCAGGGAGGAAGAGCGCCGATCGCAGCCAGAGAAATTAGCAGCGCTAGCATGCCCGCATGGCGCTTCCAGACGACTTCAAGTGGGATCCAACCGATCAATGGGGGAAGGACTGGCTCAAGTGCAGCGGCAAGATCCTCGCCGGCGTTAGCCAAACGGTGTTTCCCGATGGCCGCTGGATCGCGAACGTGAACCGGCATGCCGAGACCACCGCCAAGCGCCCTTACGCTTACTTCCGCAGCCGCACGGCTGCAATGCGTTCGGTTGAGCGCTGGGCATGTGCACACGCCGCCAGGCTCAGGCATGAAGTGGCAACCGGAGCGCGCAAGGCACCCAGCAGCGCGCCTTTGAATAGGGACGAAAAGAAGCTGGCGAGGAAGTTGCGCGGGTAGCCGCCAGCCGGGGCGACGGGCCGAGCCTCGCCCCCGAAAAGCAGTGGCCGCGCCGAGGCGCGGCCACTGACGGTCAGCCCCCGCTGACCAGGCGATCGCGCGCCAGGTCGGCGTAGTGCGCGGTCATCTCCACGCCGGTGCAGCGGTATCCCTCCAGCGCCGCCGCCACCAGCGTCGTACCGCTGCCGGCGAAGGGGTCGAGGATCCGTCCACCACGCTCGCAGATCCGCACCAGCTGCCGCATGAGCGCCGTGGGCTTGCCGGTGAGGTGGTGCTTGTCGGCCTTGCGCACTGGCTCGCGGATCACACCAGGCAGCACGGGCGCGCAGCGCTGCAGCGGCATGTGGCCCTTGCTGCCCCATACGATGTATTCGGCCTGGTTGCGGAAGCGACCGAGCTGCGGCCGCACGCCTTCGGTCTTGTCCCACACCGTGATGCCGCGCCAGGTGAATCCAGCAATCTGCAGCGCGTCGGTGGTCAGCGGCAGCTGCCGCCAGTCGGTGAACAGCAGCACGGGCGCGCCGTCCTTCAACAGCCGTGCGCAGTCGGATAGCCACAAGTGCATCCAGCGCAGGTGTGCACGCTGGTCGCGCTCGTCGCCGACGAAGTCCGCGTGCCCGGCATCGCGGCAGTATTTCTTCGAGGGCGACTGGGCGCGCGCCGCGGCGGTGATCCCGCCGCTGGCATACGGTGGGTCAGTGATCAGCGCGTCGAACGATTCCGCGTCGAGCGTGGGAAGCAACTTCAGGGCGTCGCCCTGCAACAGCTGGGTGGTCATGGTGAGAGCCTTCATTGTCGAATCGCTCGGGGCGATCTGAGGTGAGGCTCTCGGCCTTCAGGTGATTGAGCGTGCCGCAGCGTGGGCACTTGATTTGCAGCTGGTCGAATGCCCCGGCCTTGCACAGCAGCCGGGCGCACTCGCCACATCGTAGGTTCTTCAGCATCGTGTTGTTGCGTGGTGGGAAAGCATTATGCCGCCGCTGCCGGCGGCTCAAATGGTTGGAACGCGATCACGTCCTCACCGAGCCAATCGTTGACCTTGAGCATGCGCGCCTGCAAGGGTTCTAGCTCGATGGCGGCCCAGACCGATGCAGCGTCGCGCACGTTGCCGAAGCCACCCGCATTCTGCGGCACGATGCCCATCAGCTGGGGCGGCATCCGAAGGGCGGCCATCATGTCGTCGCGGGTGATGCTCTTGATGCCGGTGAACTCGTCCTTCGCGGCCACCTCGCTGACCGGGATCAGCTTGATGCCGTCCTTATTGCCGCCTGGCGAGTAGAGGAACAGATTGCGGAAGTTGCCCGGCCCCTTCGCGTTTTTCAGCGCCGTGCGCAGGTTATCGATGTCCTCCTGCTTTTGCGCCGCGTCGGTCAGGTACAGGATGAAGCCGGCGTGCGAGCCGTTGTTGTAGTACTTCCGCCGAAACAGCGTGGCCGACTCGTTGAGCAGTGCCGACTGCGTCGCGCTCAGCCACTCGGGCAAGCCGTAGATTTCCTGATCAATGTCGGCCTCGCGCAGCTGGAAGATGCTGCCCGGCTCGAAAGGATGCTCCGCCCCCCACGACTGCACCTGGAAGAATTCGCCCTCTGTCACGCCGCGGCGCATGTACTTGGCCAACGGCGTGCGCAGCGACAGCGTGCCGCCCAGCCGCGAGCGGCGCCGCTCGACGTAGCCGGTGCCGAAGGTAAGCCAGTCCAGCGACAGCTGCTCGAAGGCCTCACGCGAGAGCAGCCGGTGCGGCTTGAATGTCCGCGCCAGCATGTTGCGCTTGAAGATCAGGCCGGAGGCAAGGTATGGATTCGAGCGCGTGGTGCGGGCCAGGCCTTCCAGCGACACCGGCGGCTCGTACCAGCGGCCGTTCTGCCAACACTGCAGATAGTCGTAGATGCCGCGCTGGTCCAGCACCGGCGTCGGGTCGCCGAAGGTGAACGCTTCCACGCCTGCAGGCGGCGGTGCCGCGTCAGCCGTTACGAGTGCGGGGGTGGTCATCAGCAGATCTCCATGGTGGCGCCGTTCGCAACGCTCCGGCCTTCCAGCGGTTCGTTCTGAAGGGCATGGAACAGTGCCCACGCCAGGTCGCCGTGTCCGGTTTCCTCGGAGCGCCCGGCGGTGTAAGTGGAATGTCGGCCGCTGGCCGTCATCGTCTTGCGGATCGACATCAGCGCCTGCGCTAGGTCGGTCCATCCCGCGTCGAACTCCAGGCGGGTGTTGTGGATCACGTCGAAGGCCTTCAGCACCAGGCGCGTCTTGACCTCCGGCGAATACGAGAAGGTGGTGACCTGCGGGAAGAACTGCTTGACCAGCTGCGCCACACCGGTGCCCATGCCGGTGGTGTCGATGCCGATGTAGGTCACCCAATAGCGCAGTGTGATCTTGCGGATGAACTCGGCCTGGGCGGCGAAGTCCATGCCGCGGAACTGGTGACGCTCCAGCACGCGGAAGTTGCCGCCATCGACCAGCGGCGGCGCGACGACGACCAGGCCGGCCGTGTCGCCCGTCTCGGCCGGGTCGTAGCCGATCCACACCGCGCGATCGCCGTAGGGGCGCTGGGCGAACGGCTTGTAGTCCGCGCCCCAGGCGATCCAGCTGTCGACCATACATGGTTGCAGCATCGCCAACGGAAACACGCTGGCGCCGTCGTCCACGAACTCGCACATCAGCAGGTTCGCGAAGGCCTCGGCGCTGTATTCCTCGCGCAGCTCTTCCACGTCGAACAGATCGCAGCCGCGGCGGGCCGCATCCATGATCGTTACGATCTGGCGCCACACCCGGTCTTCGCACGCGCGGCCTCGCGCCAGCGCGTCGTAGCTCGCATCGAGCTTGATCCGCTCGCTCGCCGGCCGCCCACGGTTGCGCCGCTCGCCGGTCCAGAATGGATAGGCCTCGTGCCCCATGCTCGACGGCGTGCTGAAGTAAGTCTTGCGGTACTTTTTCTGCATCGCCATTCCGCTGGCGACCTTGTTCAGTTCGTTGAACCCGTAGGTCCAGAAGAACTCGTCGAAGTAGAAGTTGCCGTGATAGCCCTGGGCGGTCCGGGCATTGGTGCCAAGAAAGAAGATCTCGGCGCCGTTGGCCAGCACGATGTTGTCGCCGCCGGTCAGCCGCTCGCCCAGCACATCGCGCACGAACGCCTGCATGTAGCCGCGGAAGATTTGCGCCTGCGCCTTCGAGGCGGACAGGAAGATTTGGTTCTGACCGGTGGTCAGCGCATCGATCAAGGCTTCGCGCGCGAAGTAGAACGTGGCGCCGATTTGCCGCGACTTCAGGATGGCGCGGGTGCGCTGGTTCCGTGCGCGGTACCAGTCCAGCTGGTAATCGAAACAGCCGTCCTTGAAAGCCTCGATCAACTGCTCGACCTGCTCTTCGGAGAAGTCATTGCGCCGTTGTGGCTTGCGCGGCGCCGCGTTGCGATTGGCGGCGTTCGGGTTTAGGTCGGCTTCGTTGCCGCCCCCCTGGTAGCGCTGGATGCGTGCCTGTCGCTCAAGCTGACGGTGCAGCAGATCGATCTCTTTGAAGTCGCCGCCGGTCTTCTCCAGCTTCATGATCAGGATGGTCAGGCGCGCCTCCAGCGCCCCGCCGATCCGTTCAATGTTGTCGGCCCGGTCCCACTCGTCACGCGCCTTCCAACTGTGTATCGTCTTTTCCTTCTCGCCAGTCGCCTCGGCGATTTCGCACACGCGCCAGCCCATCCAGTAGAGGAATTTGGCCTGCCTGCGTGGATCAACGGGCAATTTGTCGGCGACGCTATTCATTGCATCTAGGCTGACGCCCAGCGCGCTATCTCAACAGTTCACGCACCCGTAACCGTCTGATCTACAAGGCGGCCGCATTGCTGCGCCTTTCGCGCGACTCGACCATGGACACATCACCTCAACAACGCGCTCGGCGCGAGGGATTCCATGAAGAAGTTCAAGTCCAACTGGTTCCGCGTCGCCGTCGAGGGCGCCACCACCGATGGCCGCGTGATCGAACGCAAGCAGATCGAGGACATGGCGGCCACGTACAGCCAAGACACCTACGGTGCCCGCGTCTGGATCGAGCATATGCGCAGCCTGTTGCCGGAGTCGCCGTTCCGTGCCTATGGGGACGTGACCGCACTCAAGGCCGAGGAAGTGACCGTCGCAGGCGACAAGAAGCTGGCACTGTTCGCCCAGATCACCCCGACCAACGACCTGGTCAAAATCGTCAACGATCTCAAGCAGAAGATTTTCACCAGCATCGAGATCGCGCCGAAGTTCGCGGACTCCGGCCGGGCCTATCTCACCGGTCTGGGCGTGACCGACTCGCCGGCCAGCCTGGGCACCACGATCCTCGCCTTCGCCGCGCAGAACCCCGATGCCAATCCGCTGGCCGATCGCAAGCAGGCGAAAGACAACCTGTTCTCGGTCGCCACCGAAACGGACCTGCAGCTGCAGGAGGTCGTGGAAGCGCCGGCCGGTCAGACCTTGCTGTCGCGCATCAAGCAGCTGCTGGGGACCGCGCCGGCGCCGAAGCCGACCCAGGAAGGACAGTTCGCCGAGATGGGCGAGATCGTCACCGAGTTGGCCCAGGGCCAGGCGAGCCAGGGCGCGCAGTTCGCGGCACTGAAAGCGGCCGCCGACACGGCCCAGGGCGAACTGGCGCAGCTGCGCGAAGACTTCAACGCGCTGCATAAGCAACTGTCCAGGCAACCCGACCCCGGCCAGCCGCTACGCCCCGCCGTCACCGGCGGCGACTCCACCGTCCTCACCGACTGCTGACCGGCACCGCCCAACCGCGCCCGCTCGCCCGTCCCCATCTATTTCGGAGTACCCATGCGTAACGACACCCGCCTGCATTTCAACAAGCTCATGGAGCAGATCGCCAAGCTCAACGGCGTGGCCTCCGCTGCCGTCTCTTTCAATGTCGAGCCGACCACCCAGCAAAAGCTGGAAACCCGCATGCAGGAGTCGAGCGACTTCCTGGGGAAAATCAATCTGATCGGCGTGGACGAGCTGACGGGTGAAAAGGTGGGTATCGGCGTCTCCGGCACCATCGCCGGCCGCACCGACACCAGCGGCGCCGGCGTGCGCCAGCCGCGCAACGTGGCCGCACTGGACAACAACAAGTACAACTGCCAGCACACCGATTTCGATACGGCGATCCCTTACGCGCTGCTCGATGCGTGGGCGAAGTTCCCGGACTTCCAGACGCGCATCCGCGACGCGATCATCCAACGCCAGGCGCTGGACCGCATCCTGATCGGCTTCAATGGCACCAGCGTCGCAGCCACCACCAACCGCGACACCAGCCCGTTGCTGCAGGACGTCAACAAGGGCTGGCTGCAACAATATCGCGACAACGCACCGCAACGCGTCATGGCCACCGGCAAGACCGCGGGCAAGGTCATCATCGGCGCCGGTGGCGACTACACCAATTTGGACGCGCTGGTCTACGACGTCATCAGCAATCTGATCGATCCGTGGCATCGTCGCGACCCGGGCTTGGTCGTGGTGCTGGGCCGCGACCTGATGCACGACAAGTATTTCCCCCTGGTCAACAAGGATCAGCCGGCCACCGAGAAGCTAGCGACGGACATGATCCTGAGCCAGAAGCGCGTGGGCGGCTTGCAGGCGGTCGAGGTGCCCTACGTACCGGACGGCACGCTGATGGTCACCTCCCTGGCCAACCTGTCGCTGTACTACCAGCTGGGCGGGCGCCGTCGCTACATCAAGGAAGCGCCCGAGAAGAACCGCATCGAAAACTACGAGTCCTCGAACGACGCCTATGTGATCGAGGACTACGGCCTGGGCTGCGTGGTCGAAAAGATCGGGTTCGAGGTCTGATCGCCATGGCCGACAGCCCCGCCAAGCGCCACCACAGCCGCGTCCTCGCGGCTCTGGAGGCAGAGAAGCGCGCCCCCGGTCAGTTGATGGCCGGGGCCACCATCTACGAACAGCAGCTCGCCGAGCTGCACGGCGACCGGCTGCGGCTCAAGCAGGTGCAGAGCGAGGAAGGCAAGGCCGAGCTGAAGCGCCAGCTGCTGCCGAAGTACGAACCGTACCTCGACGGCGTGCTGCAGGCCGACGGCGGCGCGGCGGACGAGATCGTCACCAACGCCATGATCTGGCATATCGACGCCGGCAGTTTCGACCGCGGCCTGCAGCTGGCGGCCTACGTCCTGCGCCACAACCTCAAGCTGCCCGACCGTTTCGCCCGCACCACCGGTTGCCTGGTAGCCGAGGAAGTCGCCGAGGCGGCGTTCAAGGTCCAGCGTGGTGGCGAGCTGTTCGACCTGGGCGTGGTCGCCAGAGCGATCGAGCTGACCGCCGAACAGGACATGCCCGACGAGGTGCGCGCCAAGCTGCTGCTGGTGCAGGGCCGCGGCATGATGGCCACGGTCGGCGATGAGTCGGCACAGGAAGAACAGCCCGCGGTGACCGCGGCAGTTGCCAGCCTGCGCCGCGCCATCGAACTGCACAGCAGCTGCGGCGGCAAGAAAGATCTGGAGCGCGCCGAGCGCGTCCTGAAGAAGTTCGGCGCCGAGCCGGCGGGCAGCACGCCCACCAGCGATGGCGCGTAACCGAGCGTCCCCGCGACCCGGCCGGCTCGGGGCGGATCCACAGCGTCTCTCTCACGCTGTGGTGAAGCCCCGACCACCGGCCACCTATTCGAGTGCCGTGTATGAGCGGATTCATCGCCAACGCCAGCCCAACCACCGCCGCCGCGATCACCAACGCGCTGTTCTGGCCGGACGTCGATCTCGACGTTGTGCGCGCGCGCATGCGCCTGGATGGCAGCGTCACGGCAGATCGCCTTCGAGAAGCTACCGTCGCTGCCATGCTGTCGGTCAACGACTCGCTGGCGGCATGGCGTGCGGGGCAGCAGGCCGCCGGATACGACTCACTTGACGAAGTGCCAGGCGCAGACATCGGCGGCGTACCGCGAGTGGTCGCACTGTACCTGCGCGCAGTCTGCTGCGCAGTCGGCGCCGAGTTGGCCGAGCGCTACCGCTCCTACGACGCGACCGATGGCGCGAACCAGCGCGCCGATGACTTGACCCCGTCGATCAGCGAGCTGCGCCGCGACCTGGCATGGGCACTGAGTGACCTGCAGGGCCGGCCGCGCTGCACGGTGGAGCTGATTTGATGCGCGTCTACGCCCAGCAGGGTGACACCGTAGACCTGCTGTGCTGGCGCTACCTGGGCAGCACCACGGGCCTGGTCGAACAAGCCCTCGAACTCAACCCCGGCCTTGCACAACTCGGCCTGGTCCTGCCCCACGGCACGGCCGTTGATCTCCCCGAAGTCTCAACCACCACCAACGCGGCGGCCGCGGCCACCGTCCAGCTATGGGACTGATATGACCGAACCCACCTCCGTATCGAGCGGCATCGTGATCGCCACCGGTGTGGGCCTGGCCTCCATCCTGCCCGGCATCGACGGCGACGCGCTGATCGGCGCTTTTGCCGGCGGCGCGCTGTTCGTGGTGTCCTCGACCAAAGATGCGCTGATCCAGCGCCTGTTCTATTTCGCGATCAGCGTGGTCGCCGGCTACCAACTGGCGCCGGAAATCCTGCGCTGGCTCCCGATCAAGTCTAGCGGCGTGGCGGCGTTCGGCTCGGCCGCGTGCGCGATCACCGTGACGCTGGGCCTGATCCAGAAAAGTAAATCCATCGACCTGTCCTTCCTACGACGCGGAGGCCCGCCCAGTGCATAGCCTGCTCACCGTCCTGACGCTGCTGGCGTCGATCGCGATCTGCGCACGCCTGCTCACCTACCACCGCCCGCCGGGCACCCGCTATCGCCGCGGCGTGGGCTGGTGCGCATGGTTGCTTATCGCCAGCACCGGCGGCCAGGCACTGCACATCCTGCTCGCCGGCGCCGCCTCGCAAGTCAGCCCCTGGCAACTCGGCGTGCTGATCGTGTTGGCCGTCCTTACCTACCGCGCCGAGGGCAACGTGGCGCGCATTCTGAGGGTCGATTGATGTTCACCGCTCCCCAACTCGCCACGATCATGCAATGCCCGATCCAGCGCGCCGAGCGCTGGCATACGCCACTGCTCGCCGCCGCCAACCGCTTCGGTATCACCACGCGTCGCCGGGCCGCGCACTTCCTGGCTCAGGTCGGCCACGAAAGCCTTAGCCTGTCGCGCATGGAAGAGGGATTGACGTACACCACGGCCTCGCGCCTGCTAGAGGTGTTCGGTGAGCGCATCACGCCGGCGCAGGCACCGCAGTTCCTGCGCAATCCGGCGGGTCTGGCCAACTACATGTATGCCAACCGCCTCGGTAATGGCGACGTGTCCAGCGGCAACGGCTACCGTTACCGCGGCCGTGGGCCGATGCAGCACACCTTCCTCGGCAACTACCGCCGCATCGGCACCCTGATCGGCCTGCCGCTGGAAGACGAGCCGGATCGGCTGCTTGAGGTTGAAGCGGGTGCGCTTGGCGCCGCGGCTTTCTGGCACGACAACGGCCTCAGCGTGCTGGCAGATTCCAACGACGTGCTCGGCGTCGGCCGCAAGATCAACCTGGGCAACACCAAGACCAAGCGCCTGCCCGAGGGCAATGCTGATCGCGTGACGCGCACGAACCGCGCCCTGCAAACGCTGAGGGTGCCGTGATGCCCTCCCCTCGCGTGATCGCCCTGATCGTCATCCTGGTGCTGCTGGCGGCCATCGGTGGTGGCGCCATGTGGCAGGAACGGCGCGTCTCCACGGCGCAGAAGGAGCGCGACACAGCGCAGGACGCGCTGACCTCGGCGCAGTCCGTCGCGGTCAGCGAGAAGGTCACCACCAAGGTGGTGACGCAGTACGTCGATCGCGTGCAAGTAGTGCGCGAGGTCGGCGCGACCATAACCCGCGAGATTCCGGTCTATGTCACCAAGAAAGCTGACGCTGCTTGCCCTGTCCCTATCGGCTTTGTGCGCGTGCACGACGCAGCCGCCGAAGGCCGCGTTCCCGAGCAGGCCGCCGGAGATCCTGATGCGCCAGCCGAAGGCGTTGCACTCTCTGCCGTCGCCGACACCGTCTCCGGCAATTACACCGCATGCCACGAAAACGCCGAGCAGCTGATCGCCCTGCAGACGTGGGTCAATGCGCACGTACCGCCGGAGCCTGCACCGTGAGGAAGCCGGATGCGCTGCGCGCTCACCTGGTCGCGGCTATGCCGGAGCTGGCCCGCGACGCCGACCGCCTCCTGATCTTCGTCGACGCCGGTTCCATGCTAGCCACCTTCGCGCCGGCACTATCCTTCCTGTACAGCTACACCCTCAACGTCATCGTCACGGACATGGCGGACGATCCCGACCGCCTGATGTTTCACGTTTCGGAGTGGATCCGCGCCGAGCAACCGGAGCTGATGGCCAACGCGACACGGCGGGACGAAGTGCGGTTCGAGGTAGACGTGCTGGCCAACGACAAGTTCGACGTGTCGCTGAAGCTACCCGTCACCGAGCGCGTCATCGTCACCAAGCGCGACGACGGCAGCGTCCAATTCGACAACCCGCCCGAGCCGCAGATACCGGCGGACTGGATCCCGAGCGGTGAATGATCTGAGCACCCTGGAGGCCTGGGCCGCGCCGCTGCTGCGTCGCCTGGAACCCGGCGAGCGCCGGCGCCTGGCACGCACCGTCGGCGCCGCCCTGCGCCGCTCGCAAACCCAGCGCATCGCCCGGCAGCAGAACCCGGACGGCTCCGGGTATGCACCGCGCAAGCAGCAGCTGCGCAGCAAGACCGGCCGCATCAGGCGGCTGAAAATGTTCGTCAAGCTGCGGCAGGCACGCTACTTCAAGGTCATGGCGACCGAGCAAGCCGTCTCGGTGGGCTTCACCGGGCGCGTTTCGCGCATTGCCCGCGTCCACCAGGAAGGCATGATGGACTCGGTGCGGCCGGGCGGCCCACGTGCACGCTATGAGCAGCGCGTGTTGCTGGGCTTCACGCCAGCCGACCGCGAGCTGGTGCAGCAGCTGCTGATGGAGCACCTGACCCGGTGACGCTGTAGCGCGCCATCCCACACGCCGACTGCCTGTGGCTTTCGTGCGCGCGCGAAGAACCTAGACAGGTCACTTCCACCGGCAACGGCCATGGCGTCCTACACCGCGGTAGACCTGTCCAAGCTGCAGGCGCCAGACCTCATCGATGCGCTGGACTACGAGTCCATCTTCGCCAAGGCGATGGCGCAGCTCATTGAGCTAGTGCCGGAATTCACCGCGCTGGTCGAGTCCGATCCGGTCTACAAGATCGTGCAGCTGTTCTGCGCGCGCGAGCTGGTGCTACGCCAGACCGTCAACGACAAGGCGCGCCAGTGCATGCTGGCCTACGCCAACGGCACCAACCTCGACCACATCGGCGCGTTGTTCGGCGTCAGCCGCCTCACGCTGGATCCGGGCGACGTGGACAACGGCATTGCACCGACGCTGGAGCCGGATGCGGACATGCGCAGGCGGGTCCAGCTGTCTCCCGAAGGCTTCAGCGTCGCGGGTCCGGAAGGCGCCTATATTTTCCACACCTTAAGCGCCGACGCGCGTGTGCTTGACGCAAGCGCCTACAGCCCATCGCCGGACGATATCCGCGGATTGGTACTCGGCATCTTGGCCGCTCACGAAGCCACCCCTGCGCTGGTCGAAAACATCACCATGGCTCTGGACGAAGCCGACTGGCCTGGTGACGTGGTCGTATCAGTGCTCTCTCGCGATGGCGATGGTACGGCTAGCGCAGAAGTCTTGGCCGCAGTCCACGAAACTCTATCCGACGACGACGTGCGTCCGCTGACCGATGCAGTACGCGTCCAAAGCGCCAAAGTCGTCCCATTCGAGATCCGCGCCCGGGTTTACACATTCGCCGGTCCCGACTCCGCCGTAGTCATGGAAGCGGCGCGCCGCCGCTTGGATGCCTATCTGGCCGAGTCGCACCGGATCGGCCGGGACGTGCCGGAATCGGCCATCAAAGCGATGCTGTTCGCCGACGGCGTGCAGCGCGTTGAGCTGGACGCGCCCGCGGCGGACGTGGTCATCAGCCGGACCCAGGCGCCGTACTGCAACCTGATCGACGTGCAGCACGCAGGCATCGATGAATAACGGCCTGCCGCCGAACTCGACGGCGCTGGAGCGGGCGCTCGCCGCGCTCACCTCGCGCCTGGATGCCATTCCGACGCCGCTGCCCAGCCTATGGGATGCCGACGCCTGTCCGGCCGACCAACTGCCATGGATGGCCTGGACGCTGTCGCTGGACGATTGGCAACCGGATTGGAGCGAAGCGGTCAAGCGCCAGCGGGTGCGCACCGCGATCGCCATTCAGCGGCGCAAGGGCACAGCCAACAGCGTGCGGATGGTGGTGCAGTCCTTCGGCGGCGCGGTGGCAATCCGCGAGTGGTGGCAGACCGAGCCACGTGGCGTGCCACACACCTTCGACCTGTCGCTGGCCCTCACCGGCGCCGATGGCCAGACCGCCAGCGCTCGCTTCGTGGATCAGGTCATGGCCGAGGTCGAGCGGACCAAGCCCGTGCGGTCCCACTTCACTTTCACCCAAGGCTTCCAGGCTGAGGCGCGCATCGGCGTGCTGGCAGTGGCGCGGCCGGCGATCTATTGCCGGCTGCTGATGGACGCCGAATAACTGGATCTCCCTATGCCCGGACTGAAGCTACAAGTCACCACGGCTGGCCGCGCCGCCCTGGTCAATCCGCCGAACACCGGCACCAATGCCGTGCTGGTGAGCCACGTGGGCATCGCATCCGCGCCGTTTGCCGTCTCGGCCGCGCTCACCGCGTTGCCGAACGAAATCAAGCGGCTCGCCACCATCGGCGGCACGATCACCGCCGACGACACGCTGCACGTCTCCATCCGCGACGAATCGACCGCAGTCTATGAATGCTACGGCTTCGGACTTTACCTGTCCGACGGCACGCTGTTTGCCGTCTACAGCCAGCAGGCCCTGCTGCTTGGCAAGGCCGCCGCGTCGGTGATGCTGCTGGCGCTGGATGCGATCTTCGTCGATATCGACGTGCAGCAAATCACGTTCGGAGCGACCAACTTCACCGACCCCGCGGCCACGACCGAAACGCCCGGGATCGTGGAGTTGGCTACCGAAGACGAGGCCGCGGCTGGCACCGACAGGGTGCGCGCCATCACCGCCTGGCTATTGAAAAAGGTGCTGGACACGCGCCTGGGTGCTGCGGCGCCCTCCGACTTCGTCAGAACGTTGCTGGGCCTCACGACGGCGGCGCTCTTTCGAGCCTCGCTCGAGCTCAAGGGCGCCGCATTGAGGGACGAGGGAGACGGCAACGGGCTGGATGCCGACAAGCTCGATGGGAAGCACGCATCAGATTTCGCGTCGGCCGGCCACACGCACGCCGTCCCCGACAGCGGGGTGACCGCGGGAAAGTATGGCGGTGCGAGCACAATTCCCGTCGTCACCGTGGACAAGGCTGGCCGCGTCACGCTGGTGGAGACGATCAAGGTCTCGGTGACCGATGTCGATGGCGTGTTACCGCTGAAGAGCGGCGGCACGGGCGCCAAGACCAAAGAGGATGCGCGCACGGCGCTGGGGTTGGGAACGGCGGCCACCAGCAATACCGGGACTTCCGGTGCAACCGTGCCGCTGCTTTCGACGGCGAACACGTGGGCCGACCTCCAGACGTTCAGCACTCTGCTGCGGGCAAATACCGCTGTTCAGTCACCGGTGTATAGCGCGAATGTCACGTCGATCTTCTTCCGGCCGAACGGTCCAAACTCCCAGGCGGGGCAGGCATATCTCCAGACCGACGGGCTGCTTTTTGTTGGGTCCACCATCGTCTCCGGCGGCACTGTCAAGTCTTATGGGGGCACGCTACAAGCCGGGTCGGACACTGGAACGTTCATCACGCTCAATTACGCGGGGCAGTTCTCCAGCTCCATCTCCGTCAACGGGACAATCGGTGCCTCCGGTGGGTTCCAGCCGATCTCGTCCCGTGAGCTGAAAACAGCATTTCGTCCCAATCCTTACGGCTTGCGCGAGGTGCTCCAGCTACGCACGACGTTGGGCAAGTACCGCAAGTGGTTCAATTCGGACGGGCGTGAGCGCGTGTTCCTCATCGCAGAGAACATCGCCGAGCTGATGCCGCAGGTGGCGGCAGGCGCCGGCATTACAGCGATGCCGCCCAGGGAGAGGACGCCTCGGAAGTTCAAGGGCTATGCCATCGAGCAGCTACTCGCTGTGTACGCCAAGACGTTCCAAGACCTACACGCAATCGTGCAAGACCAGGGCGAGCGAATCGCCTCACTTGAGAAAGGGGAATGACCATGGCCGACAACACCCGCATTCGCATCATCGCCGACGGTGTCACCGCGGAGCGCATCGCCACCGAGACGCACATCTTCTACGATCCGTTGACAGTCGGTGCGCAGATCGTGTTTCAGGGCGAGGAATTCCTGACTGTCGGCGGCACGCTGTCGTCGAAGTTCGACGGGCGTCAAGCGCTGCACACCACACTCGCGCAGATCGCCACCCGCACGTTCAACGCAGGTGTCGATCCGGTCACCCGCGCCGACCTCTCTGCCGTGAGTACTGCCGGCGTGACGTCCATCATCAAGGCCATCTACGACGCGCTGCACAATGAGCAATATGCCGCCAGCAGCGTTGCAGGAGGCCTCACGGCTTCGGAGTGACCGGCGATGCCCACCAACTTTCGAGACAGCTCAGGCACCGACTTCGATGCTCGATTCGCCCTGAACCAAAGCGGGACGTACGCCGCAAACTGCGGGTATAGAACCTCCGATGGGGTGGACCTTTCCCGGCGCTACGAGGTCATCGGTTTCGGCAGCAAAGGCAGCGATGTCAACTGTCGCAACAGCGCGGGCAGCGACTTGAGCACCTTGTGGGCCAAAATCGGCACCGCGATCTATGCGCTTTCCTGCAACGGCGTCACCTACACCGCGGGCAGCTCCGCAAATACGTCGGAAGGTGGCGCCCAAACAGCGGTGGTGGGCTTCACCATCAAGTCCGATGGCACCTGGTCGATCAGCAGGACCGGCAAGACCACGGGCGGCACACCGACGTCGGGCACGTGGCTGCCCAGCGGCCAGGCCGCAAGCAATTACTCGGTTCAACTGGAGCTTGCAGTTTCCTGGACAGGGACTCGGAACGGCACGGCGGCGAACAGTGCTGCCAGTTACGCCGCGTTGACAGCGGACTACACTGCCAGCGTCACCTCTACCGCCGCGTCCGCCTCCGGGCAGGAGTGCTACGGAAGCGGATCATTGGTCATCCGGATACGCAACAACAGCACCGGTAACATCTCTACGACCACGATCAACATCAACACGTCCGCGTCGGGTTATAGCTAAGCCTCGCGCGGTTCCAGGCGGCGGTCCCGCTAGCGCCCACGTTGTAGATCGCAAAACTACGTAGCAACGCGCATGCAGTTGCACACGCGCGCGACGAACATGCGGATATGCCATCCGCATCCGACCAGCACCGCAACCTGTCCAACCTGATCCGCCTCGGCACCATTGCCGAGGTGGATCTGGCTGGTGCACGTTGCCGCGTGCAATCCGGCGACATGCAGACCGACTTCCTACCCTGGCTTGTGCCAGCGGCTGGCGCCCTGAGCGTCTGGGCGGCACCCAGCCTGGGCGAGCAGGTGCTGGTGCTGTCTCCCGATGGGGAGACGATGGGCGGTGTCGTGCTGCGCGGGCTGTACTCCGATGCGTTCGCCGCACCGGGAACCAGCGCCGACGTGACGCTCCTACGCTTCGGCGATGGTGCGGTGATCAGCTACGACGCTGCGGCACACCAGCTGGTGGCGGCGCTGCCCGCGGGTGGCACCGCGGAGCTGACGGCCGATGGTGGCGTGACGATCAACGGCCCGCTCACAGTCAACGGCGACACCACCGTCAATGGCGATACCACGGTCAACGGCGACGAGCACGTTTCCGGGACAGTGACGGCCGACAGCGACGTCGTGGGCGGCGGTATCAGCCTGAAGGTGCACAAACATGGCGGCGTCTCTGCCGGCAGCGCGGTCAGCGGGCCGCCGCAGTGAGGGGCATGGACGCAACGACTGGGAAGTGGATCGAAGGCGATGCGCATCTGGCGCAGTCCATCGCACAAATCCTGACCACGCCGCTCGGCTCACGCGTGCAGCGCCGCGACTTCGGCTCGCTGCTGCCCGAACTGATCGACCAGCCGTTCAACGATGCCACCCGCGTGCGCCTGTATGGCGCCACGGCGACCGCGCTGCAGAACTGGGAGCCGCGCCTGCTGCTCAAGCGCGTCGCGCTCGCCCAGGGCGAAATGCCTGGTTCTTTCGTGCTGTCCCTCGAAGGCCAGCGCACCGACGTTGCGCCGGCCAACGCGCACACCCGCTTGACCATTCCCCTCCGCTTCCGCTCGACCTGACCGAGGATTTCCGCATGTCCACCACCTACCACCATGGCGTCCGCGTTGTCGAAGTCAGCACCGGTACCCGCGCCATCCGCACCATCGCCACGGCGGTGCTCGGCCTGGTCGTCACGGCGCCGGATGCCGACGCCTCCGCGTTCCCGATCAACAAGCCCGTGCTGATCAGCGACGTGCTCGGCGCCATCACCAAGGCAGGCACAAAAGGCACGTTGCGTACAGCGCTACAGGCTATCGCCAACCAGTGCAATCCCGTTGCCGTCGTGGTGCGCGTGACCGAAGGTGCAGACACGGCCGCGACTACCAGCAGCGTGATCGGCGAGCCGAAGGCCGAAGGCTATACGGGCCTGCAGGCGCTGCTGGCCGCACAGGCGCAGCTGGGGGTGCGTCCACGTATCATCGGTGCCCCTGGCCTCGATACGCAGGCTGTGGTCGTCGCCATGGCCGTGGTGGCGCAGAAGCTACGCGCCATGGTCTACGCCCGGGCCGTTGGCACCAGCGTCGCCGAGGTGATCACCTACCGCGCCCAGTTTTCCGCTCGTGAAATCATGCTGATTTGGCCGGACTTCACCGCCTGGGACACTACCACCAGCGCGGCCGCGGAAATCTATGCCACGGCCTGCGCCATGGGCCTACGCGCGAAGATCGATCAGGAAAATGGCTGGCACAAGAGCCTGTCCAACGTGGCGGTGGCCGGCGTCACCGGGATCTCCCGCGACGTGCATTGGGATCTGCAGACCCCGGGCACCGATGCCGGCCTGCTCAACGAGGGCGACATCACCACGCTGGTCAACTTCAACGGGTATCGCTTCTGGGGTTCCCGCACCTGCGCCGAGGACGAGAACTTCGCCTTCGAGACCGCCACGCGTACCGCGCAGATCCTCGCCGACACCATCGCCGAGGGCGTGGCCTTCTACGTGGACAAGCCGATGCACCCGTCGCTGGTCAAGGATCTGCTGGAAAGCATCAACGCGAAGTTCCGCGACCTGAAGGCGGCCGGCTACATCATCGATGCCGAGGCCTACTACGACGGCTCGGTCAACAGTTCGCAGACGCTCTCGTTGGGTGAGCTGCAGATTAACTACGACTACACGCCAGTGCCGCCGCTGGAAAACCTGCAGCTCAACCAGAAGATCACCAGCAGCTATCTGGACAACTTCGCCGACCGCATCAACGCCTGACGCTCCGGCGCAGCTTGATAGCCGCGCCTTCGCACTCCCAACTCCCCGGAGAAAAAAATGGCTCTGCCCAAGAAGCTCAAACACTTCAACACGTTCGGCAACGGCGAAAGCTGGCTCGGCTTGGCCAACGAGGTCAAGCTGCCGGTGTTGACGCGCAAGCTGGAGGAATACCGCGCTGGCGGCATGTCCGGCCCCGTGTCCTTGGACATGGGGCAGGAAGCCCTGGAGCTGGAGATCAAGTTCGGTGGCCTGATGCGCCCCGTGCTCAACCAGTACGGCGTGACCACGCACAACGGCGTGATGCTGCGCTTCGCTGGGAGTTACCAGCGGGAAGATACCGGCGCGATCGACGTGGTGGAGGTCGTCGTCCGCGGCCGCCACAAAGAGATCGATATGGGCACCGCCAAGGCCGGCGACGACACCGAGTTCGCCGTGAAGTCGGCCCTGAGCTACTACAAGCTGACGATCAACGGCGTGCCCGAACTCGAATTCGATTTCGTCGGCATGAAGGAGATCGTCAACGGCGTTGATCTCCTGGCCGCGCACCGCACCGCCATCGGCGCCTGATCCGCGCGCTCCCCATGAATCCATGCCCGGAGCGTTCCGGGCCTTCCACAAGCGAGAGAATCCCACATGTCCGCCAAGACCCCGACCTTTTCCAACCCCGTGCCCCTCGAAGAGCCGATCGTGCGCGGCGAGCAGACCATCACCAGCGTGCAGGTGCGCAAGCCCGGCGCCGGCGAGCTGCGCGGTACCAAGCTGACGGACCTGTTGCAGATGGACGTGTCCGCGCTGCAACTGGTGCTGCCGCGCGTGACGCAGCCCACGCTTACCGGTCCCGACATCGCCCAGCTCGAACCGGCCGACCTGCTCGCGCTGGGGGGCGAGCTGGTCAATTTTTTGCTGCCGAAGTCGGAGAGGGCGAACGTCTCCCCGACTGCGTAGACGACGCGATGGCCGATATCGCGGTCATCTTCCACTGGCCGCCGTCCGCGATGGACGGCTGGTCGATTCAAGAACTGGCGGCGTGGCGCGAACGTGCGCGCCTCCGTAGCGGAGCCGAGTGATGCTACAGCGCAGCGCGGTCGCTGACCGGCAGCCGCTCCCGATCAACGAGGCCGCCTAAATGGCGGCCTCCGATAATCTGCGCCTGCAGGTCATCCTGTCGGCCGTCGATAGAGTCACCGGCACCCTCAAAAAGATCATGAGCGGCAGCAAGGGCGTGGCCGGCGCGCTGCGCCAGCAGCGTGACGCGCTGCGACAGCTCAATGCGCAGCAGCGCGACGTGGGCGCCTACCGCGAGCAGGTCGCGCTCGCGCGCCAGTCGCGCGCCTCGCTCGACAGCCAGCGGCAGGCCGTACGCACGCTGGCGCAACAGATCAAGGCGACCGACGCACCGACGCAGAAGCTGACCGCCGACTTCGACAAAGCGGTGCGCGTGGCGCGCGAGTTGAAGGAGGCCAATGGTCAGCAGGAGGCCGCGCTGCAGCGCGTGCGCACGCGCCTGGAGGCTGCAGGGATCGGCACGCGTGACCTGGTCGCGCATGAGCGCCGGCTGCGCACCGAAATCACCGCCACCACCGCCGCCATGCAGGCCAACCAGCAGCGCCTGGCCAAGCTCGACGCCGCCCAGCGCCACGCGGCGAAGGCGCGCAGCGCAGGCATGACCGCCGCGGCCTACGGCGCCGGCGCGCTGGTCGCCGGCCAGGGCGCACTGCGTGCCGAAGCACTGCCGGTAGGCAACGCCATGGAATTCGAGTCGGCGATGGCCGACGTGCGCAAGGTGGTCAACTTCGACACCCCGCAGCAGTTCGCACAGATGGGCCAGGACGTAGAGAACCTGTCGATGCGCCTGCCCATGCTGCCGACCGAGATCGCGCAGATCGTAGCGGCTGCGGGCCAGGCCGGCGTCGCGCGCAGCGAGCTTGTGCGCTTCGCCGAGGACGCGACGAAGATGGGCGTCGCCTTCGACAGCACGGCCGAGGAGTCCGGCCAGACCATGGCCACGTGGCGCACGGCCTTCCGCATGACCCAGGACCAGGTCGTAACCCTGGCCGACAAGATCAACTACCTGGGCAACACCGGGCCGGCCAGCGTCAACAAGATCAGCGACGTGGTGAACCGCATCGGTGCACTTGGCGAAGTCGCCGGCCTGCAGTCCGGCCCGCTCGCCGCGCTGGGCGCCACTGTCGCGGGCATGGGCATCGAGTCGGAGGTTAGCGCCACCGGCATCAAGAACATGCTGCTCACGCTGGCTGCGGGCGATGCCGCCACCAAGATGCAGCGGCAATCGTTCAAGCGGCTGGGCATCGACGCGCAGCAGATGGCCAAGCACATGCAACGCGACGCCGGCGGCGCCATCGTGTTTGTGCTTGAGAAGCTGCGGCAACTGCCCAAGGCCGAGCAGGCAGCGGTGATGACGCGCCTGTTCGGCCGCGAGTCCATCGGTGCGATCGCGCCGCTGTTGACCAACCTGGAGCTGCTACAGACCAACTTCCGCAAGGTCGGCGACGCGCAGATCTACGGCGGCTCGATGGCCGCCGAGTACGCCTCGCGCGTCGCGACATCCGCCAATGCGCTACAGCTCGCGAAAAACACAGTGGTCGTGCTGTCGCAATCCATCGGCACCACGTTGCTCCCGGAGATCAGCGAACTAGCCCCGCGCGTCGCGGCTGTCGTCGCACGCACCACGGAGTGGATTCGTGCCAACCCCCAGTTGGTAACGATGCTTGCGAAGCTGGTCGTCGGCTGCACCGCGCTGGTGACGGTCCTGGGCGCCCTACTGATCGCCGGCGGCACCGCCGCCATGGCGTTCTCGCAGATCCACGGCGCCGTGATGCTGCTCAGCGGCGGCCAAGGCCTGGGCGCCCTCGTTACCCGGTTCACGTCCCTCGGGCGCCTGTTCCCGCTGCTGCTCAACGACGGCCGCGTCCTGCTCGCACTGCTGGGCGGGATCAGCCTACCGGTGCTGGCGATCGGCGCCGCCATCGCCGTGGTCGCGGCCGTGATCTGGAAATATTGGGGGCCGATCAAGGCCTTCATGATCGGCGTGTGGATGGGGCTGCAGGACGCGTTCGCCCCGGTCCTGGCCGAACTGCGCGCCGCGCTCGCGCCGCTGGCGCCGGTGTGGGATATGGTCGCCGCGGCGATGGGCAAGGCGTGGGCGTGGATCAAGCAGCTGTTCGAGCCGTTCCAGGCCACCAGCGAACAGTTGCAGGGCGCCACCGATGCCGGCCGCGGATTCGGCCAGGTGCTGGGCAACGTGCTGCTGCTGAACCTGAGGCTGACCGTAAAAGCCCTCGGCTGGCTGGTGCAGGCCTTCATGTTCATCTTGCCGGCCATCAAGATGGCCCTGGGCGGCACCCTGCAGTTCGTGCAGGGCGCGTGGTCGCTGATCGTCGGCGTGTTCACCGGCAACGGCGACCGGATCCAGCAAGGCCTGCTGCAGCTGTGGGGCGGCGTCAACACGATCCTGGCCGGCTGGCCCGCGCGGCTGCTGCAGACCGGCGTGGCGATGATCGATGGCCTGGTCGCCGGCATCCGGTCGCGCCTGGGCACCGCGACCGGCGCGATCGCCAGCGTTGGCAGCGGCGTGGTCGATCGCTTCAAGGGGCTGCTCGGCATCCATAGCCCCTCGCGCGTGTTCGCCGCGCTGGGCGACTACACCATGCAAGGGCTGACGCTCGGCCTGCAGCGCGCCCAGGCGGCGCCCGTAGCGGCTGTCGCGGCCGTGGGCGCCCGGATGGCCGCGGCGGGCGCTGGCGCGGCGCTGATGGCCTCCACGGGGCCAGCGCTGGCCGTCGATACCCGGCCGCCGCTCTCCGCGCCTGCGCGCGCCGCTGCCGCGCCTGCCCGCGGCGATCACTACGAGATCCACCTGCATGCCGCGCCGGGCATGGACGAAAAGGCCCTGATCGCGCTCCTGCGGCGCGAGCTCGCCAGCATCAGCCGCGAGAAAGCGGCCCGGCAGCGCTCCGGCCTGCGCGACGACTGAGGCATCCACCGATGATGATGAGCTTTGGCACCTTCGTGTTCTCCCTGTCCACGCTCGCCTACCAAGAGCTGCAGCGGCAGCAGTCATGGCGCTTTGGTGCCAGCGAGCGCATGGGCGCACGGGCCGCGCTGCAGTACCTGGGCGAAGGCGAGGACACCATCGACCTGAGCGGCGTGCTGGCGCCCGAGCTGACCGGCTCGCGGGACTCGCTGGACACGCTGCGCGAGCTGGCGCGCGACGGCCAGGCGCTGCCGCTGGTCGATGGCGCCGGCGTCGTCCACGGCAACTTCGTGCTCACCGGGTTGCGCGAGACGCACTCGGTCTTCTTTAGCGACGGCACGCCGCGACGCATCGAGTTCGCAATCGCGCTGCGGCGCGAGGACAGCACGGTGCAGCCGGAGACCGCGGCGTGACGCCGGTGCCAGCATGGCGCCTGTTACTGGACGGCGAGGATCTGACCGCCCGCATCGCTCCGCGCCTGATCGACTTGAGCCTGACCGAAGACCGCGGCGGCGAGGCCGATCAGCTCGATCTGCGCATCCATGACCACGACGGGAAGATGAGCATGCCGCGCCGCGGCGTGACGTTGACCGTGGCGATCGGCTGGAAGGATTCCGGCCTTGTGGAGAAAGGCACGTTCGAGGTGGACGAAGTGGAATACAGCGGGTCGCCAGACGTGATCACGATACGCGCGCGTAGCGCCAACCTGACGCAGAGCCTGCGCAACCGCCGCGAGCGCAGCTGGCATGCCACCACGCTGGGCGCTGTGATCCGCGGGATCGCCGGCGAGCACGGCCTGACCGCGCGCGTCGCCAGCAGTCTGGCAGGTATCGCGCTGCCGCACCTCGATCAGGCCAACGAAAGCGATGCCAACCTCCTCACGCGGCTGAGCAAGCGCTTCGACGCCACGGCCACCGTGAAGAATGGCACGCTGATCTTCTCGCCCATCGGCACCGGCAAGACCGCCAGCGGCAAAGAGCTACCCACGCTGACGCTCACGCGGCGCGATGGCGACCAGCACCGCTACAGCGTCGCCGACCGGGACGCCTATAGCGGCGTGCGGGCTTACTGGAACGACAAAAAAGGCGCGAGGCGCAAGTCGATGCTGGTGGGCAAGGACGACAACGCCAAAGCGCTGCGCGAGACATACGACAGCGAGAAGTCGGCGCGCGAGCATGCCAACGCGGAGTTCAAGCGCGTGCAGCGCGGCGAGGCGAAGTTCGATTACACCCTGGCGCTCGGCCGCGCCGATCTGTCGCCGGAAATGATCGTGCAGGTGCAAGGCTTCAAGCCCGAGATCGACGGGAAGCGCTGGCTGGTGTCCAAGACCACGCACACGGTCACCGGCTCTGGGGGATTCGGCACTGTGCTGGAGCTGGAAAGCGCGCTGACCTGACCCACGATGCGGGGTTTTCCTACATGCGCGGCGCGTTCCGTATGCCACCATACCGGCGGGATGCCTGGTCACATCGCGCTGCCACGGTAGGCGGCGAATCGAACGTAGGAAGCAACGCGCCGGCACCCGCCGCAGCACGCCAAAGCCGCCGGGAAAACCGGCGGCTTTGGTCTAAATGCATCGGGCCTCTCCTGAAGGCTTAAAACACAAGAGGCCCCAATTAATCACGCCCTTCTGCCCGCCACTGAAGACTGGCAACAACAGAATGATACATGTTGAAAATAAACGACTTGAGTTGCATCAATAAAAAGAACTGTCCTGTTGCCAGTGCGACGTAAGCCACTTTCGCGCAACAAAGCGTATATTCGCCTACGTGAGGCGAGAGCCTTATTAATAGCGAAGCTATTCCACCAGGCGAAGCGAGGTATACTATTGAAAAACAGAAAACCGCATAGCAGATGAAATAAATAAAAGTACGGATAAGCACAAAAAATGAATGCTTAAGCCAGGATAGGCCGCTAATCTCATGCCTGGTTTGGCCCATGGCAATCAACATGTTCGGGTTCGTCACAGTGGCGAATATCGTAAAGCCAGCCACCAAGAATCCGAGAACTGTCAGGGTAGTATTGAGCCCCAAGGTCGCTAGTTCACGAGCTGCTTTGATTGTTGCATTGCTGCCGAGGTCGGAAAAAAAGCTCGCCCCGCCTACCAAGACGGCGACGACTAGAGTCGTGTAGACATTAAAACGGCTCGATGGTATGCGCCGAGCGCTTTTGTAAATCTGCCAGAGACTCGTCTCAGCAGTGAAGCTCCCCGGACCCAAGTCTGGTTCGTTCACAAAAAATACCTATCGTAGATGGCGGTGATTTTTTTCATTGTATCAGCTCTCACTTTGTCGAGCTTGATAAGGCCTTCGTCTACAAGCTCACTGAACGATGAATATAACTCATGAGCTGCCGTTGCAGGAACATTGCTCAAATTATTGATCGGCTTCTTAACCTGGAAGCTATCATTGTTTCCAATAAGGGTATCGCCGCCCTCATCAGTGCCACTGAGGTCTACAGCATTTACGCCTTCACCGGCGGCGGCAGTAATCTGATGAATTGCTTCTTCTTTATCCAATCCCCCCTTAGAAACCTGAACGACCGATGCACTATCACTTCCGAGTGCATCTTTGTTTTTTCGCAACTGGGCAAAAAACGCCCCCATTGGATTCTCATCATTAGTTGCACGATACGTGATTTTGATTCTCTTTAGAACATCATATTTCCCAACAAACTCTTCGACGCTTCCTTGCGTAGCGAGCGGTATCAATTGCAGCGTAGGAAGCTGGTAATTCTCATCAACCTTTTCTTTTTCTTCCCTCCGCTTCTTTCGTGTCGGATGCAACTCATCGATTTTCTTGTAAAGACCCTTTATGTGGGCCGCGCGGGCACTTTTCAGAAACGACAGCAGCGTGGAGCGAAACGTGGCCTTATCTGGCGCGCCCGTGGTTTCTTTTACGTAAATGAGCCGGTGGTTGTGCAGCATCAGCAAGAAAATAGCGGAGGGGCTCGACTGCATCGTCCTGTGGTCCTTGACTAGCCCTCCTTCTTTATAAACTTGCTCTCGCCGCACCTGGCCATCCTTGATGATCCGCCCCGCGACGCCTACCAAAGGGCGGTCTTTATCATCGTTGCCCAAAAGAACTAGTTCGACCCCTGAGAAAAAATATGTCGCCGAACCGTACTCGCGCGTGCGGTTATCAAATAATGCTGGACGAACAATTTCGTGGAAGTGATCGAGTAGCACCTTATCACCGAAGCGGCAAACAAGGTTGGCTAATTCTAGATCCCGCGTCCCATCCGCCATTTCTATACCCCTGGTTGTCTATTCCATCTAGTGGCCTCCGGACTCAGTCCTGAGGTCGCTGCGCGCAGCTAATTTGTGGTAAACCTTCACCGTTTCAGGGCAAAATAGCCAGATAGAAATCCCTGGAACTTGCCTTGGAGTGGCCGCTGGCTCGGCGCTAGGAAGCCGCGCTAGTTTGCAGCAGCGATCACATGCGGTAGTGTCTTCTCGTATTACTCCAAATAGTCGATTGCCACTAGCTACACCACATCAATAGGAGAAAGGAATGCCTACCCCACTCAAACTTACGTTGCTGTCAGGTCTCGCGTTGAGTGCAGTCTCGTTCGGCGTGCTGGCCTGCTGCCCCAGCGACGGCAACACTAAGCCAGCGAGCACCGGACTTGGCCAGAGCCAAGCGGCTACGCAAAGCGTCACGAGCGATGCGGCCTGGAACGTCTACGAGTTCGAGCGTGACGGCATCCATTACGTGCAGATCGACGACATAGCGGGCAATATCCGCGCTGCTGTCGGGCATATTGACAGCGCCTTCTTCGTGCTGCCGATCGGCAGTGACGCCGATCGGGTGTCCGTCCCAGGCAGCACTACCGCCGTTCTGGCCAACACAAAGGCCCGCAAGATCTACGGTACCGCTACTTTCGAGGTATGGGTTCATCAGACCGCGAGCGGAGAGTTCTGGGTGGTGCGGCGCACCGGCTCGCGCTGAATCACGCTGGTCGCGCCCGCCGGCTCGACCAGCAGGAAGCTCACCCGATTTCCACGGCGGCGCTTCATCGCGCCGCCGTGTGCGTTTAGGCGTCCCTCAAGCTCAAGCGCGGCCAGCATCGAGGTCTGGTTCGCAGGCGCCACACCGCCATCCATCGCCGTCACCGAGACGACGATGCCGCGCCGGCCTTCGCCGAGCCACACGCGGGTGCGTACTACTTGGCGGCTGGGGTTGCCCTGGGCCAGCAGCGCAACGGCGTTGCAGACGCAACGGTAGGCGGCCAATTGCAGATCCACCGAGAGCGCACGCGGACGCCCGCGCAACCGGAACCGCACGTCGCAGCCCGCCGCCCAAAGGGTAGAAAAAGCGCTGCCCTGCAGCACGTCATACAGCCCGTGCTGTTCGATGCGCAGTGGATACAGCGCCGCGGCATGCTCATCGAATAAGCGCGCATCGGCGGCGCCGGCGCGGCGCAATGAGGCCGCCGCACTCGCGTGCCCCACGTCTTCCAGCCACTGGATCATCTGCGCCCGCGATTCGTCGCGGTGCGCCTGGATCTGCGCCAGCGCCACAACCCGCTCGCGCAGGTTGCGCTCGCTCCACGCGAAGCTGCTGTGCGCGATCTTGAGCGCGTGCCGCTCGGCTACGCCCAGCCTGCGGGCGCGGTCGAAACTCACAGAAATCAACGCTCCCAGCGCGAACAATGCCGTCGCGGCCAGGGCTAGCGCCTGTTGCGGCGCGAAGGCCACAGCGTCGTGCGCACCGACAGCATCGAATGCGGTCGTCGGCAGGCCGTAGGCAACGCTTGCGATCGAAACGCCCAGCGCGGCACCGCGCCAGCCGTGGAGGAAGGTCAGCACCACCGCCGGCACGATCATCATCAGCAACAGCAGCTGGCGCAGTGCCGGCTCGATGTTGCCCATGTTGGCGGCCCCGTAAATGACCGTGGTCATGCCGGCGGCGATGCCGAGATCGCGCAGCAGGCGGCGCGGGCAGATGATGCCGTCCTTACGGCGTAGCCAGACCATCGCAGGCGGCACGAAGATCAAGATTCCCAAGTACTGACCGAGGGCATACCGCAGATATTCGCCCAACGTATTGGGGGGGATAGGCCCGTCGAGCAGTTGGTTGAGCGCCATGTTGACGACGGAGGTCCACACCGCGATCACGATTGCGATCAGCGGGAAGAAGCGCTCGTGCTTGCAGATGTCGCCCAGCCACCGGCGCACCAGCGCCGGGACGATCGCAATCAGCGGCACCACCAGCATCGGACCGAGGTATGCCCATTGGTCGCTGTACTGCTCGGCCTTCGGCGCACGGATCATCATCACCGCCGCGGCGTCGCCAACCAACGCAAACGGCCAATAGCGCACAGGCACCAGCAGCAATGCCAGCGCCCGGAGGCCTGCAGCGAGGTGCCATTGATCGACGGAGAGGTGCCACGCAACGAACATCAAAGCGCCGTACCCGACGCTGAAAGCGAAGCCCTTGCCCCAGGACTTCGCGTTACTGCCAACTTCCATGCTGCCCCCATCCTCGCAGTTAAAGCACACCTACTACGCAGCCCAAGATCTCCAGGCCGCCCTTGTCTTCGGCGTACACGTCGGTGGACTCCGCATCTTTCCCGAAGCCAACAACCGAAATGTGATCCCGTCGAAGCAACACGCGGCGGATGTCTGGGCGACCCCACAGCGTGTAGGCATAAGTATTACCGTCGATGAGGTCTTCTTTCGTAGACAACGACACGTCGACCAGCGCGAGCTGTTGCCGCTGAATCTCCGGCTCCATTGCGCGCGAAGGGTTTAGCGCCCAGCGCACGTGCGTCAGCGATGCCAACGTGCCGACCTTCTGCGCCAGGAGGAACTCGGGCAGCACGATCGTTGTCGGTCCGTCGAACGGCGCGAAACCATCAATGGCGGCAAGCGCAACGTGTCCGGTTGGCGGCGCGGACTCGCGCGCGCCGCCGATCACGTAGTGCACATCCACGCCACGCGCTTCCACGCGCGATAGATAGGCCACGTCGGGCGCCGTGAGGCCGCCCTCGTAGGCGCTTTGGGTCTTGCGGGAGACGCCGCCGATGTCCGCCAGCTCCTGCTGATTCATGCCCAGCCGGACGCGTTCTTCCCGCAGGCGTGTGCAGATTTTTGTCACTTCGTCCATAAAAATTCCCATGACCCCATTGACATGGGAAGTTTTCTTCCCACATGATTACCTTAATTTCTCACACCTTCACTTTATTTAACCAATGACCCAGGCACAAGGGCCAACCCGAACACCGCAGGAAGCGCTTGCCGACCTGGCTCTGCGCGGGGTGTCCATCGCGGAGTTCGCACGCCAGCACTCGCTGAACTACGCGACTGTCTACCAGGTGCTGCACGGGCCGAAAAAAGGGGTGCGCGGGGAAGCGCACCGCGCGGCTGTCCTGCTGCGTCTGAAGGCCGGCGTCATTGAAGCAACAGGGGAATCCAGCTGATGAGCGCGTTCAGCACTAGGAAGCGGGTTGTGTTCACCTGCCCGGCGTGCGGCGAGGGTGTGCTGATCAAGCGCACCAGCTACTTGACGCATCCGCTCCTGCGCCACGACACCTACGTTTGCGACAACCCGCTCTGCTCGGCCAGCTACACCGGGCACAGCGAGCTGACGGCGATCGCCAGCCCGAGCGGGATGCCGAATGCACGCCCGACCGACCTGCCGGAAGCACCAGCCTTCGCGCGTGCAATCGCGTTGAAGGCATACCGAGACGCCCTGGGCGATCGACAGCTTGATCTTCTTTCCGCCGGCGGGGAGCCGGTACCCACCACCTGAGCCACCTGAAATGCAGAAGATCCTCAACCGGGCGCCATTGCCGCCCACGGCGAAGCTTTGCCTGATGAAAGCCCTCGACCACGCCTTCATGGAGGGCGCAGCGTGAATGCCTGTAACTGGTTCACCGCGCAAGAACCGCGCTACGTCAGCGTCGCGGCCGCGCCGCCGGAACGTGTCGCGCCCAGCGTCAAGCATCAGGAAGCACGAGCGCTCGCCCAAGCGGTGGAGGCCCACCGCTGTGCCGGCGGCGCCTACATCGTGCTCGCCAGCAATCCCGTCCCGCCAGCGCTCCGGCGCCCGAGCGGCGAGTAAGGACGACGATGCAAGAGGATCTGCGGCAACAGGTGCTGACCCGCCTGGAGCGGGAATATGGGCTGAAGCATCGCCCCAGCACCGACTACATGCGCGGTGGCACATGCCCGTCGTGCAACAAAAAAGAGCTGTATACGCACTACGCGAAACCATGGGTCTTGCGATGCGGCCGCCAGGCGAAGTGCGGCCGCGAACTGCATGTCAAGGATCTTTACGACGACCTCTTCGATGACTGGTCTAAGCGCTTCCAGCCGACACCGGCAGCGCCGAACGCGGCCGCCGACGCCTATCTGCAGTTCTCGCGCGGGTTCGATCTGGCGCCGCTGAAAGGCCTCTACACGCAAGACAGCTACTTCGATCGCAAGATCAACGCCGGCACCGCAACGGTGCGCTTTGCGCTGGCGAAGGGCGGATGGTGGGAGCGCCTGATCGACCGGCCGCACCGCTTCGGCAAGCAGAAGGCACGGTTCGCGCCGGGCAAGAGCTTCGCCGGTGTGTGGTGGGCATCGCCAGCTGCCTCCGCGGCGATGCAGACCGCGCGCGAAGTCTGGATTGTAGAAGGCATCTTCGATTCCATCGCGCTGCTGCAGCACGGCACGTGCGCTGTCTCGGCTATGTCGTCCAACCAGTTCCCGGAACAGTCCCTGCGCGAGTTGGCCACCGCCCGCGCCGCGGACTTGCCGATGCTAGTGTGGGCGCTGGACAACGAGCCGGGCGCCCGCGCCTACACCCACAAGCACGCGAAGCGCGCCGCGGTGCTGGGGTTCAAATCACGCGCTGCGCAGATCGTCCAGCGCGGCGACGGCAAGAAGACCGACTGGAACGATTTGCACCTGCGCGCTCTGGCGTCCGATGACCCGCAGCAGTGGGACAACGACGTAAAGGAAGCGCGTTACCAGGGCGACCTGCTGACCGCCCGCACGGCGGTAGACAAGGGGCTGCTGATGTTCGAGCACGACGGCCGCAATGATTTCTGGCTGGAGTACGGCTCTCGCCTTTACTGGTTCGATTTCGACACCCAGCGCTTCGACAAACTGCGTAAGGAAAAGCTGGGCGACAGCGATGCCGACAACAGCGACGAACTGGAAGCCGAGGAGCTGAAGAAGATCAAGCGCGCAGCATCATCGGTGCAAAAGATCGCCAACTGCTACCCCGAAGCACTGTATTTCCAGCAGCATGAAGTCACCGACGAGAGCTGGTACTACTTCCGCGTCGATTTCCCGCACGACGGTCCCAGCGTAAAAGGCACCTTTACCGGCGGGCACATCGCCAGCGCATCGGAATTCAAGAAGCGGCTGATCTCGCTCGCGGGCGGCGCGATGTTCACGGGCACGGGTCACCAGCTCGATCGCCTGATCGAGGAGCAAACCGAGGCGATCAAGAGGGTCGATGCGATCGACTTCGTGGGCTACAGCAAGGATCACCGCGCCTACCTGCTGGGCGACATCGCCGTGCGTGATGGCGAGCTGGTGACGGCCAACGAGGAGGACTACTTCGAGTTCGACAAGCTGCGGCTGAAGACCACGCAGAAGTCGATCCGACTGGATATTCAGCGCGACGCCGAGGCGTTCCGTACGGATTGGTTGCCGTGGCTGTGGCAGTGCTTCGGCACGCACGGCATGGTCGCCATGACGTTCTGGTTCGGCTCGCTGTTCGCCGAGCAGATCCGCGGGGGGCACAAAAGCTTCCCGTTTTTGGAAGCCACCGGCGAGGCCGGCGCCGGCAAGACCACGCTGCTGACGTTTCTGTGGAAGCTGCTGGGCCGGTCGGACTATGAGGGTTTCGACCCGGCGAAGTCGTCCAAGGCCGGCCGCGCACGCGCCATGGGCCAGGTGTCGGGCATGCCGGTGGTGCTGCTCGAAGCCGACCGCAGCGAGCCGGACAAGGCCCACTCCAAGACATTCGAGTGGGACGAGCTGAAGGACTTCTTTGGCGGTGGCACCCTGGCGACACGCGGCGTGCGCAATGGCGGTAACGAGACCTACGAGCCGCCATTCCGCGGCACCATCGTGATCAGCCAGAACGCCGCGGTGGACGCCTCCGAGGCGATCCTGACGCGTATCGTCAAGCTGCATTTCAAGCGTCCGCAGGTGACAGCCGACAGCCGCATCGCAGCCGACAACCTCAACGCCTTGCAGGTCGAGGAAGTCAGCCACTTCATGGTGCGCGCCGTGCGCCAGGAGCGCGCGATCCTCGACCTGTTCGCCGAGCGCGTAAAGATGTTCGAGGCCAAGTTGCGCGCGCAGCCGGACTTGCGCCTGGAGCGCGTCATCAAGAACCACGCGCAGATGCTCGCGCTGTTCGACTGCCTGCGCCTGGTGATCAACATCCCCGACGACATTGTCGAGAAGACCCGTCTGGCGCTGCTGGACGCAGCGATGGAGCGACAGAAGGCCATCAGCGCCGACCACGTTATGGTCAACGAGTTCTGGGAGGTCTTCGAGTATCTGGAAGCCACCGGTGCCGGCAAGCCAGTGGTCAACCACAGTCGCGATCCGCAACGCATCGCCATCAACCTCAACCACTTCGCGGCTCGCGCGGCGCAATTCAGCCAAAGCGTGCCCGATCTCAAGGTGCTGCGCGCCCTGCTGGGCGATTCGCGCCGCCACAAGTTCCTTGGGGCCAACGTTGCCGTCAACAGCGCAATCCTGAAGGACGATCTGGTCGGTGCCGGCACCACGGTCAAGTGCTGGATCTTCGCCCGATGAGTGCCTTGTTGACACACACCGTGGATCAGAGCGACTATCTTCCCGTCGCCACACAATCGGCGACCGGGTTTAGCGGCCCGATCTGTGGCGGCGAAAGCCGCATCGAGCATGCTCTGCGGCTTTTTTCATGCCTGTGTAGCCCCGTTTTCTATGGGCGGCCGGGCGGGGAGGCCGTGAGGCCTGCCGGTTGTCGCAGCCGGTCCGCTAACCCCGTCCGGTCGTCCACCTCGTTTAGCGGCGCGGTGGGCGGTTCGTTAACCGAACTGCGAGCACCCACCATGTCCTACGACGCTCAAGAAGCGCCCGCCTCCGCGGCGCGCCAACTCGCCCACTACTTTGGGCAGATCGCCGACACCCTCGACTGGAACCACACCGCGTGGCTTGCATTGCAGGCCGCGCTGCAGGCGCTAGGGAAGGCACCCGAAGCGCTGACGCTGGCCGACGTCGCCGCCGCCATCGCGTCGATCAACGCCGATCTGGCCGAGGTGCGCCAGTGATCGGCCGCCGCGATATGCGCAAGGTCCACCGCATCCCCCCCGGCGTCTACCTGTCGCTGCAGGTACGCGCGACCGACTTGCTGGCGGAACTGTATTCCGATGCCCAGCACGAGCGTGCGCCGGTGATGTTCGCCTGCAGCGCAGCCGAGAGCACTGCCGACGTGTTCACCGTCGATGACGGCACCGGCCTTGTGGTCGGCACGCTGCACGTCGTGATGCCCGAGGCCGATGCCAACGCCCTACACGAATGGGTACGCGACCGCGTGCCCGCGGAGACGACCCGATGAAAGCCGACAACTTGCCGCCGAACGAACTGCTTTTCGCGATCAACGAGGACAACTTCTACCGGCTCTGGCGCGCGCACCATGCCGCGGCGCTGCTGTCCGCGCTCGACAACGACCACGCCGCTGGCTCTGGCGTCAGCCACGACAGCACCGCCGCCGTTGCCGATTACGTCCAGCAGGAGCTGCTGGAGATCCTCGGCAGCGCCAAGAAGCTACGCGATACCACCAAGCCGCTCGCACCGCCGAACGGCGCCGACCTGATCTGACCCTGCAACAGCGGGTCCGGCGGGCGGTGCGTCAACACCGCCCCTGGGCCTTCCATCAACGAAGCTCGAGGAGAGCCACATGCAACAGCACGCTGCAACATGCCCACCGACTTCCGGCACCGGACCCGGCGCGGAGGCTACCACGGCCGCCACGCCGGCCACCCACTTTCGCGACGGCACCAGCGCTTACATCGGCATCGACCCCGATGCGGGGCCGGACTGCGCAGCGGTCGCCACGGTGCACGTCACGCACGACACGGTGACTGTCACCGCGACCATCACCATGGGTCAGAGGCACAGCGTCAGCCAGCGCTGGCAGCGCCGCCGCGGTCCTGGCCTAGGCTGGGCACTGATCGAAGGCCCGCGCGAGTTCGTCGACGCCGAGGACCGCATCAGTACCGAACTGGGCGAGTACCTGGACCGCCTGACGTTCCCGTTCGAGCTGGCCAACATGTTGCCGCGCAGCCGCACCGCCGGCGCGGCCGCCGCGATCGCCGAGGCTGCGCAGGAGGTGGCCCGTGGCTGAGCTGATCGCACTGATCTTCGCGCCCACCGTCGGCGGCGCGCTGCTGCACCGCATGTGGATCCGCCGCGCCCCGCGGCGTCGCTACACCGGCCTTGCGGTCGGCGAGATCCCGCAGCTGCTGCGCCGCCGGCGCGCCATGGCCGTGCGCCGGGAGGTGGCCTATGCATAACCTCACCGTCGTGGCCACCACCGGCCGCGTGTTCGCCGCCGCAGTGGGCCTGGCGCAGCTGCTGCAGGACGACGTGCCGGTGCTCAACGGTGCCGACGCAGATCGCGAACTGCAGGCGTTCGTGGCCTGGGCATTCCTCTGCGAAGCCACTACAGCCGAACAGCTGCTGCTGCTGGTCGAAGAGCAGCGCGTGCGGCTAGCGGTCTGGCGCAGCGTCGGCCGACCAGTGCACCAGCCGCGCCACTGGCTGTGCTACGCGGAAGCCACGATGGCGCGCCGCTTCGGCCCGCACGCGCCTACCTGGAGGGTGAGCCGATGAACCTTGCCCGCACCATCGCCGTCGCACGTGCCGCGCTCGCCTACGGCGGCCCTGGCCCGCTCTCCACCGGCGAAGCACTGACCGCCGCACTGGTCCTCAACCGCCACGATTGGCTAAAGGAGCTGGATTACACCATCGCCGAAGCGCTCGATCGCATCGACCAGGACACCGTGCAGCACCTGCGCCCGGCCGAGTGCACTATTCGCGATGAGCAGAAGGCCGACCATGGCTGATCGCTTCGACAACGTGGCGGTGGCCATGTCCCTGCAGGGCGCGGGCGCATGACGCAGCGCCAGGTCGACCACAACACGCCCCTACCGCCATGCAGGCACGGCCACGCCGCGCGCCACATGCTCGACCTGCGCCGGCCCGAAGCCGGTGGCGGGCACTTCCTGGAATGCGCCTGCGGGCGCACGCAGAAGCATCCCAGCTTCGAGCTGGCCATCGCCGAATGGCGGCGCGGCAACGGGATCCGCGCGGCGCGCCAACCGCGCCCTACGACCTCCAACGTGGTGCAGATGGGCTTGCACCTGAAGGGAGGCAGCGGACGGTGATGCAGGACGCGGAGGCAACAGAACTGCAACGGCGTGCCTGCGAGGCGCGCCACTACCTCAAGCAGGGATTCACTGAGCCGGCAGCGGTTGAACGGCTGATGGTGCGGATACGCGAGAAGCGCGGACTGGCCGCGACTGACCAGTTGCTGGCGGACATGCGCGCGCAGTGGAAGCGGCGCCAGGAATGGCTACCGGACGGTGTGCTGTGACGGGCCAGGTGCTGACGTTCGAGGATCTGCGACGCCTCTGCTCCCCGGACCCGGACGCACCGGCGCCGCGCGCATCCACCGTGGTGCGCTGGGCCAGGGATCAGGGGATCTTGTACAAGTACGACGGGCGCGGCGGGATCTGGACGACGGTCGCCGCGCTCAACGCGGCGCTGGGGCTGTCCGCGGCCACGGTCGAGCCACACAATACGGAGCTGGTCTAATGGGGCGCGGCAGGAAGCGCAAGTACAACCCGGACATCCCTCGCCACATTGATCAGGACGCCCTGCCCAAGGGCGTCTACTGGGCCGATCAGCGCTGGTACATTCGCGAACCGCACCCAGAGGGAGGCCGCCCCAAAAACCGCACCATCGGCTACGCCGATGCGCGGCTGTCTGACCTCCACGCGGCAAAAGAGATATCCAGAGGCGCCGGCATCATGGGCACCCTGCAGTACGTGGCCAACGCCTTCAAGGAATCGACCGAATACCGGGATCTGTCGAAGAACAGCCGCGACGACTACGACCACCACGCCGAACTTGCGTGCGACTACATCCTGAAGGATGGCAGCACGCTCGGGCAATTGCTGGTCGACCGCATGTCCGTGCCCCTGGTGCAGCGCTTGGTCGAAGCGCTGGCCAAGGGCCGCCCTGCGCGGGGCCTGCAGCCGGCCATGCCAGCGCGCCCTTCCACCGCCAACCACGTGCTGCGCTACCTGCGCCGCCTGTTCGCCTGGGGTGTGCGCATAGGCCACTGCAAGACGAACCCGGCGAGCGGTGTACGTGCGGCGCGCGAGCGCGGCGAGACGAACATGCCCGACCCGCAGTCGTTTCTTGCTGTGCTGGAGTTCGCAAAACACTGCGCGGCGCTCCCACTTCACGCGAAAGGCGCAGTACCACCCTACATGCCAGCGGTGATGGTGCTGGCCTACAACGCCCGCCTGCGTGGCATCGAAGTCACCGATTTGACCGATGCCGACGCGCTGAAACGGGGTGTTCGCTCCTCCCGCCGCAAGGGTTCGCGCGACAACATAACGAAGTGGAACGAAGACCTCGAATGGGCCTGGACCTGGCTGCGGGAATACCGTAACCGACGCATGCAGGCGCACAAGCGGCCGGTGCCGATGCGGTCCGAGAAGCGCGTCCTGTTGGTCACGCAGACCGGCACCCCTTTGGCCCGATCCACGTTGAAGACCGCCTGGCAGCGGTTGATCAAGGCGGCCCTGGAGAAGGGAGTTATCGACGCGGAGGCGCGCTTCACACTGCACGGGCTGAAGCATCGAGGCATCACCGACACGAAGGGCACACGCGCGCACAAGCAGGATGCCGCTGGCCACGTCATGCCGCAGACGACGAACCGCTACGACCATGAGCTGCAGTTGGTGGCACCGCCGATGCTCCCAACGGAAGAAGACGAGCTGGCGTTCCCTGAGCCGAGCGCTGCCGCCAACGACCCCTAA